ATCTGCTGATGTTGGTAGCACCGTAGTTGGGCTTGCAGCAGGAGCAGCTGAAGCTAATCCCCTAGGTATTTTAACACTGGGGGCTAAGGCCATCATGTATGACCAAATTAGCAAGTCCCCCATTGAAGAACAACCAGCACTATGGAAAACTTTCGGAGCGTTTGGGTGGGGTGCCACAGTTAATAATGTTTGTGTGCTTATTGGTTTAGCTGCTGGTGGAGTTCCTGCTGCTCTCTGCCCTCTTTTGGGCTTAGGTACTGGGGTATATTTGGGGAATAAAGATGACTAAGTATGAAGCAGGTAAATGGTATGCCATTTGTGACAGATTACTGTTGTAAATATCAGAGGTGCCTGCCTTGACAACAAAAAGATATCCATCTAGATATACAATTGCTGGGTTAAACGGAGAAGGCACTCCAGCCGCTGGCCCAGCAACCACATTACTAGCATCCAGTGTCACTAGCACCACACCATCGCCAATTACAACCTTCGTTGTACCGTCCTCATAGTAAAACTCAGTAAAACCTACCTCACCAGAAGTTGAGGTAAATGGTGTGACTAGAGTTTCTAAAACACCAGTTGATCCTTTGACAATAGCAATAGACGAATCATACGCAATGTAAAATTTGTCCTTGTCTTCCCAGTAATACATACCGCGAATGTTCGTAGTATTGACACTATAAGGATAGACAGACACCCCCGGACGTTTTATAAACTTGTAATCATCATCCCTAGTAGCTTTATCTTTCACTACATCAAAAAAGCCATTGACTGCAATAGACTCTTCCCTTACAGTTTGAAACTTATTGAATAATGCCCAGATTAGTTTAAAGGGTTTAGTTTGGTAGGTGTCTTGTGAAGGTGCCTTGGAAAATGCCATTACTCTCTCCGATCAGGAAAAAAGAACATAGAGGTCTCTTCTGATGCTCCCTCTAAAGCAGCCATTAACCACTTACTAGCTCGTTTTTCAAGATGTCGACGATCTTCTAAAGGAAGGCCGTATTCATCAGACAAGAGGTCAGACAATCCATAAATTAAGGCATTGGCCCATTCACGAGGAAAGTCTGCTGTCTCTGTTCCAGAGGTAAACACATCAAACGGTTTTTGGTAAGTCAAAGTCAATGAGTTGTTAGCAACAGCACTGGCATCTGGTTTAGGCCACACATAAAAAAGACCAACGTCATTTTTTGGCTGATAACTCCCTTTAATGGGAAGACCAGTAGAATTCAGAGGAAGTAAATTGTAGTTGTAGAATGGAACAAGTTCCATGTCTATAGAAGACTCACTTGTAAACTCAACAGTAGCTTGTAGAACCTTTACGGGATTAGCCGTGTTGGTTGTCTGTCCAACACCAATTGTGTACAAACTCTGGCCAAGAACAAACGGAATATTTAATTCCGCGCGTTTCCATAAGAACATACCCAACGTTTGAAACGTGGATATGAGCCCGTTCAGTGCGGGAATAGCTGTAGCAATTTGGTCAGCACTTGCAGACTCCCCTTCAGCCAGCACTGTGAGTTTACGTAACGAAGAATTAATTAACTCATCACGAGTTAATTGCCAAATGGTGTTATTTGACGTAGCCATTATTTATCAGCCTTATTGTCTAATTTATCAGAGATTCTCTGAAACATTACGCGAATCTCTGTGGCTAACTCCCTAAATTCATTTTTAGGTACATAGTCTTTAGCAATTTCTTCTCTTAATGCAGAAACATCAGTCTTAAGACTAGAAACAGCGTCCCATAATTGTCTAGCAAACCAGCCCATACCAGTCATACCAATTCCCGCTGCCCAGTTGATAAAAGTTTGATAATCTTCCATTAAATATTCCCAGTAGAAGTGTGGTTAGTTCCCAATGTGCTGTAGTTGGTAGTATTTGCTGTAGCTATATTTGCGTTGAAGGCAATGCGATCTGTGTTTGCCGTAGACTGGAAGCCAATTCCGCATGAAATAGCCACGTTAGCACTACAAGAATGATAAGAACAAAGACCAACGTTTGCTCCAGAGAAATAAAACCCAGCGGTAGTACATGATGTAGAGATGTTACCGGCTACGGTGGCATATTGACATCCAACGGCAGCAGTAGCTTGCTCGACACGAATACCAAGAGGACAGGAAGCAACTTGATTTCCTTGCACAATGGTGTAAACAGAGTCTAACACATAGATACCATTACCTGCTGATTTAACTGTATTGCCCTGAACAATGGTCCTAGATGCCTGTACAGTGTTTGCTCGTTGTACTAAGATACCAGTTCCACCTGAAGCAGAAACAGAATCAATATGGTTATTAGCAACCGACACATAACCAGAACTACCACCAACTTCAATACCTTGAAAAATAGTGGCATCAATAACGTTATCCGAAATGGTTACATTATCAATAGTACCACCAGAACCATTTAGGTTAATTCCATATTGAGAAATATTTCCACCACGAATTCTATTTTTAGTAATACGAATACCGTCTGTAGTATCAGTCGTGGCGTACACATAGATAGGGCGATTGACCACATTCAAAAATTCACAATTGTCAATTAAATCACCATTACCGTTTTGTGAAGAAATCCCCACATAGAAACGACCATCTACAATAATATCAGTTGCATCACAGTTTTGCGAAGAGGCAAAACGTAGTGCAATGTTTTCTCCGTTACTCTTATCAATATTCCAAGCAGTAAATGTTCCAGCACCAACACTAGCAGTAATATTGACTACTAACGTAGTAGAAGAGTACGAGGTAACTGTACCTTGAAGATAGTTAGCAGGAGATGCGGTAGAAGAAATTTGAATGTTTTCAGTAGCAGCAAAATCCAGTCCTGCAGGAATCGTAAAGGTTTTTGAACCTGTACCAATAGTGTTACTAGACACTGACGTAGTACCAGCCAAACTAGACAATTTAAGGTGGTTGACTGTGATATTACTTTTACTAGAAGCAAGTAACAGGGGAACCACCGCGTTAGTGGTGCGCCTAATTTCAGAAGCCGCACCTTCTCCTACAATAGATACTCCAGAGGGAATATTCAAAGTAGCTGTTGGGACTAGGTATACACCATGTGGAACCCACAACTGAGCCCCCACTAGTCCAGCATAATCGAGTGCTGCTTGAAAAGCCGCAGAGTCGTTTGTTAACCCATCTCCCACTGCACCAAACTGTTTTACGTTAACATAATCTCGTAATTCAGCCTGAACTGTGCGAAGCACAGAACCTGTACCTGCTTGTTTAAAACCAATAGAAGCGGCCCCAGTTTCCGTAGCCAAGGCAGCAATGGCTGCTGAAATAGCAGAGAGGGATACACCCAGTCCCGGAACAGTTGTGTAAACCACTTCGTCTACATCATTTAACCAAGAGGCTCGGACTACCGTTACCCCATCTACAAAATCAGTCGTTGCCATAATATTCCTTTATATAGGGGTAACAAAGCCCGTACGCATACATCCAGCAATACCAAGACCTGCCACTGCCTGCATTCCTTCTAATGTACATTGAACTGGCTCTAGAAAAACATCTTCAGGTTCTGGTCGGGCCCATTCTGGAAAAGCGGTTTCAGCTTGCACTTTAATTAAATCCTGTGGATGCCTAGACTCATAGTCTTTTGCACACACCATAAGTCCTTGCCAGTCTTTCTTTAACTCTGAAGATTTAAACTGAAAACCACATCTGTCACAAATACAGTTGTATTTTCCTGCCTCATATTTAGACATATATTTCTCTCATTAAAGGTTAATTACAATACTGCCTATAAAATAAGGAGTGGGACGGTGCGGGCGTTAAAAAGCCAGCGAGGGGCGGGCTTTTGTGGGGTCAATAAAGCCCAAGTCGGCGGCACTCTTCCGCAATCCGGGCGCCCCAATATTTGTACCCGGCTTCTGTCATGTGATTTCCGTCAACAGAGCGGTACAGATCGGCGTTCCCGCTGCCGGTAGTTGCTCCAACTGTGCCGGTTCCGGTTACCCAGCCCTTTGTCGAAATGTACGCAGCGACGTTGCTGGCCGACGCTGCCGCAGCCGACACAGCCGCCTCGATAGCATCTGAAGTGCCAGACGCTGCGCCGCTCACATACTGAATGCCGACCACGATCAGCCGGGTGTTTGGCAACATCACCTTGGCCGATGCATACAGTGCTGAAGCTTCTGCTGCCGCCTCTGCGGGGGTATATGCAAGGTCATTGATCGACCCAACGACAAACAGATCATCTGGAGCAAACGGCACTACGTCAGCGGCCAATCGGTCGGCGAACTTTTGACGCCCACCACCTGAGCCCGGGTGCTTGTACCCGGTGCCCGCTTGGCTGGCGTTGTACATGTTGTCAATGCCAAGAGACATGGCGAGCTGGTGCCAGTATCCCGTGACTGCGCCGCTTGACCCGCCGCCCATACCCCACGAATCACCAAGAACGCAGGCCCGTTTGTTGAATGGCGCATTGACTGCCCACACCGTATCCAGCGGGCCAAAGTTCAGTTGCTCTAGGCCACCGTTTTGCATGATCGTGATTCGGCGGGCTTTGCGAACACTGGAGAAATCAAACTTCAACTGGTAAGTGCCAGCGGATGCCGCAACCTGCGTGACATAGGATTGCAAGGGTACGCCATCGACCCACGCCCGGTAGTACAACCTGCCGTCAAAAACCTGCCGCAACTCAAACAGCGGCGAATCGGTCATGAGGTCATAGAAAAAGAAGTCGCCACGGTCCAGTGTTGACGTGACCGACTCATTTCGGTAGTACCCCCAATTCACATCAGAGACTTGGCGAGCGCCGAAGTAGCGAATCAGGGGGCTGGACCGGGTGATGGTCTGCGTGAGACCTGCGCCCACTGCCGCGTTGGCAGCGCTGACGGTGAGTGTTGGTGCTGCCGCCGCCATCTCAGCATTCAGCAGCCGTGCGGGAGCTTTCTTATCCACCCGCGCACCCAGCGCGGCAAGAGCAGGCTCAGGGTTTCCAGAAGTACTAGCATTAATAGAAACAGTCATACTAGTCCTTAATTACAAATCGAAACAGAAACAGTACCAGAGTTTGCGGTGACTCTGGCACGAACATACTTCCACGGCGCATCCGTGGTAAACCCATCACTACCAGCAGCCGCAAGAGTCACGGTACCTAGCGGGGTGGCAACAGCGTTAATTCCATCATTCGACACTTCTAATACCACCGTCGCAGCATCAGAGGCTACAACTTGAATAGAGGATTTTGGAGCATCTTTGAACATCCAATCACCAGTAACCGTAGCAGCTACCGTAGGGGCAAGAATGTCCAGAACACGGCCAGACTTAACAAAAACATTAGAACTCATTTATTTTCTCCAAACCAAACCAAAAGAAAAGGGGACCTGTTTCCAAGCCCCCTTTAAGGTTACTCTACGTAAATCACATCTACGTAAATTTCACCAGCGGTGGGGTTACCAGTCGTTGCGGTTCCAGTGAACAGCAAACTAATATCCCCGCCTGCCGGGACTGCATATCCTTGGTGAGTATCCCGTGGAATACACGTCGCTGTTCGAGAAGCATTCTTCGAGCAAGGCATGGGAAGAGGATGTGGGTACTTCTGGCTTTGGTCTGGCTGTTCAAAAGAGTGAGGGTGCTCCCATCTCGTATGACAGCGAACGTCAAGGCTTCATTTCGCGTTACCAACACGCAGTGTTTGCACTGGGTTTTGTCATCACGCGTGAAATGATGGAAGACGACCAGTATGATGTGGTTGGTAAGCGTAAGTCGGAAGGTCTGGCCTTCTCGATGCGTCAAACCAAGGAAATCATCGGCGCTAACGTGTACAACCGAGCTTTCTCGGGTTCGTACCTTGGTGGTGACGGTGTTTCCCTGATTTCGGCATCTCACCCTAACATCAAGGGTGGTACGTGGTCGAACCAAATTGGTACGGCTGCTGACTTGTCGGAAGCCTCGTTGGAACAAGCCTGTATTGATATTGCCGGTTTTACCAATGATGCTGGTCTGTTGATTGCTGTGCGTCCTGATACGCTCATCATCCCACGACAGCTGATGTTTGAAGCCAAGCGTATCCTGCAAACGGAAGGCCGTGTTGGTACTGACCTGAACGATCTGAACGCCCTGAAAACTCTGGGTGTCATTCCGAAGGTTGTGACTAACCACTACCTGACTGATACGGATGCTTGGTTCATTCGTACCAACGTCAAGCATGGTATGAAGTATTTCGAGCGTCGTGCTGACAGCTTTGAAATGGATAACGACTTCGACACCGAGAACGCCAAGTTCAAGGCTACGGCTCGTTACTCGTTCGGCTGGACCGATCCTCGTGGTATCTACGCCTCCGCAGGCGCGTAAGCAAAATGGCAGTTAACTATAACCAACCAGTTACTGCCACCGCTAACAACAAGTCCGTCCATGTCAAGTCAGTTAAACTAACGTTTGCTGATGTAGTCACGGGCGGAACTGCTTCTGTTAAAGCGGTGCTTCCTGCACAATCTACCATCCTTGGGTTCCTCTTTCAAAAGAAGACGGAACTCACTGGTAACTCGATTTCTGCGGCTACTTTGTCGATTGGTGTATCTGGAGCAGCTACTTCCTTTGTGAACGCTGCTGACATCCTTACCCCGGCAGTTGGTGCTCAGACCTTCCTTACGAGTACAGGTACTCATCAAGGATACGCAATCCCGGCAGGCGGGGACATCAGTTTGCTGTTCACTGGAACGGCTACCACTGGTAACCCCACTGCTGGTGAAGTCTACGTAGACGTGATTTACGTAGAGTAACCTTAAGAGGGGGCTTGGAAACAGGTCCCCTTTTCTTTTGGAGCCTTTCATGCGTAGACAGGAAGTTACAATCACTTCTGTCGCAGACAGCCTACCAATTCCGGTAGACTACCGCGCTCAAGTATTTCAAATAGGATTTGCGTGTGTTGTGTCTAGTGGGGCCTCTTTGACCTACACAGTACAGCACACTTTTGACGACGTGTTTTCACCCACGTTTAACCCAGCCACCGCAACATGGTTTAACCACTCGGCGGTTGTTGGAGAAACCGCTAGCAAGGACGGCAACTATGCCTTCCCTTTTACCGCTATTCGGCTAAGTGTTTCTGCACATACTTCTGGCTCAGTCACTCTGATGGTTATTCAATCTGCTTCGAGGGGATGAGATGATTTCAAATAACATTCCTAAAGTCCTATTAACAGATCAAGCAGGACCCAGTCAACGTCTCCGTGTAGATGTGGCACAGACAGGTTTCTTTGCTGGTAGAGAGTTTCGCACCTTCTATGAATTTTCTCTAGCTAATGGGGCATCATTTGTTATTCAGGCCGTAGTGCCTATTGACATTATTTTGTTTGCTCTAGAGACAGAAATAATCTCTGGACAACTTAGAGTAGAGACAGTAGTTGGGGGGACTCCAGGAGGGACCTTCTCAACACCTCTCCCAGTGTTTCATAGGAACACCATGTCAGAGAAACCCCAGCCCCCTGTAACACCCCAAACAGTACTAACCACTGGGGGAACCCACACTGGCGGTACTTTGTTAGACGTGTTCTTGAACAAGACAGCAGACAATGCCAACTTTGCTTCCTCTGTGGGTGTGGGGACAAACGATGAACGTGGAGTAGGTGCTAGTACCTATTATTTTCGACTGACAGCTACAGGAGCAACTGTGGGTGTTTTCAAGGCTCGTTGGGAAGAACGGGTTTAACTTTGGTTTGGTTAGGAGAATTAAATGAGTTCTAATGTTTTTGTCAAGTCTGGACGTGTTCTGGACATTCTTGCCCCTACTGCTGAGGCAACTGTTACAGGTAACTGGCACTTTAAAGATGCACCAAAGAGTGCGTTGCAAGTTGTGGCTACTGCCGCAGCCACGGTGGTATTTGATGTATCCAATGATGGGGAGAACGCTGTAGCAACCCCCATGGGCACGATAACCCTTGTTGCTGCGGGTAGTGATGGCTTTACCACTGACGCTCCGTGGAAGTATATTCGTGCACGAGTTACTGCTAACTCAGGCACTGTCTCTGTGTCTATTTGTAACTAAGGACTAGTATGACTGTTTCTATTAATACTAGTGTCTCAGGGACTATTCCCGGAGAAGCTGTTTCACTAACAGACACCGGCCTAGCAATCGGCGGGTCTGCGCCTACCGAAGCGCAGAAGGCGCAGATGCGGGCGGGGCTGGGTGGGGTGTTTGCATCCCCAGAGTACACGCACGGAATCGTCCGAATCGGAAACCTTAGCCGCATCAGAGCGGCGCTGAAAGCGGCGACTCCAGAAAACCCAATCACTATTGTTCGTGCCGGGGACTCAACAACGGCAGGCGCTGGCGCTGGAGACGGTACGCAATGGGGGGATGCAGCAAACAGAAATTCAAGCGCTCAATTTACAGGAAAAACGGCAGGCATTATTTCAAACAAGTCATTTTGTGGCGATGCGCTTATGTTTTCATCGCCCGGATACGGTGTGTATAACAACAGTGTGACAATAAGCGGTGGTTGGGGTGTTGCTGAGTTTACGCTTGGCGGGATGTTGTTCAGACTTACTTCTGGAGGGTCTGGTGTTTTTCGCATGGCACTATCGCCAACTGCAAAAAAAGTCCGCATATACTGGCTTTCTCAGCCTTCGTCAATGACGATACAAACGGATATTGGTGTTGTCGGGCAGCTCCCCACAACGAACACCGGGAAGATTGAATATTTCGATGTGTCAATCCAGCTCGGGGCAGCATACGTGGAGCTTGTTTCCACGACCGGGACGTTTTACGTTCTCGGCATGGCTGAGATTGATTCAACTCAGAAAGCAGTGCTGTTAAACGCAGGTGCAAACGGTGCAAAAGTTGCTGATTTCGCGCTATCAACAAACAACTGGAGCGCACTTCCAGTTCTAAAAAAGATTGCGCCAACCTTGACAATTCTCGGATTGACAATAAACGATGCCAATGCCGCAACGGCAGCGGCCGTGTACGGATCAACTCTTGCATCTATCGTTGAAGGCGCAATGATTAGCGGCGATGTTGTTCTTGATATTGGCGCAGTGTCAAACACTGCACAATCTACCGATGGCAGCCTATACGGCATTCGCATGGCAATGATGGATATTGCAGAGGCTTACAACCTTACTGTTCTCAGTTCGCCAGCAGTGCTCGGCGGTTCGCATGCCAATGCAGTCGCATCATCATACATGGCGGACAACTGGCATCCAAACTATCTCGGATACACACAGATCGCAGAGAGAGGGCTTTATCCGCTATGGCAACACATCTACGGATAACCACACCCACCAACCCCTCCACAGTCTGCACCGACACCCCAACAAGTGACCCTATAGGGTGAACCCTGAAGGGCACCCGCACATGAAAGAAGGATATGCCAACATACAACGCAGGGAAATGGCTTGCTATCTGTGATCGTTGTGGGTTTAAGTTCAAGTCAGACGAGTTAAAGAAAGACTGGCAAGGTCTGATGGTGGATGCTAAATGCTATGAGCAGCGGCATCCCCAGGACCTCATCAAGATTAAATCGGAGAAGGCTATTCCAGAATGGGTTAGACCACGACCACGGGACCTTTATGTATTCTCTTGTGATTTATGGTCGTCCTCGGCACTAGTAGGGTATGGCGAAGCTGGATGCATGGTAGTGGGTGGGAATAGTAGTATTCCCATTTTAATAGATGTATACACTCCCCAATGTATTGCTGGAATGGCGGTAGCGGGCAGAACAATAACTGGAGTTTTTTAATGGCAGACACCCTTTTCGTACATCGGACTACCCCCATTTTGGCGGACTGGTTAAATGATGTGAACATCTCTACTTACCGCAATGTCTTTGATACTTCCCTGTTGGGAGCTGTTGCGGATGGTGTGACAGACAACTACCAAGTTATCTACAATGCAGCACAGGCTGCTCATGCTGCTGGAGGTGGGGTAGTCTTGCTTCCCTCTGGGACTTTGATGATGAGTAGCCCCTTGCAACTAAAAGGACTCAGCAACGTGACTATTGCGGGTCGTGGTATGGGAATTACTAAACTCACTCGTGGAAGTAACTTTGCTGCGGCAAGTGTCCGATTCTATCTTGGTACAAACAACTGTCTCCGTGACCTCTCAATTGAGTGCGATGGCTATGCAGGTAGGGGTGTGTATTTACAAGACATTGATTCCTCGGTGGTAAACGTGAAGGTCACTAATTGCCCAGAACGTCCTTTTGCAATGAATGGTGGTGGTAATAGTTCCTGGGGACTGGATTCCACAGGACTGTCGTCAGACAGCCCCTCTGTGGGTACTTTGGTTTTCTTCCCCATTGGATGTAAATTCTACAACTGCTATGCAGAGCGGTGGGGCCAGACGGCCTTCTCCATCAAACGTATGCGTAGGTATGTTGTAAACAACCTTTATGCTAAACAAGGATGGGCAGAGGCTCTCACTGTGGATGTTCGCTCCGACGGTGCAAATATTGACGGCTGTTATTTTGAAGACATTAGCCGCTCTGATAGTTCTACAGAGTTCCCAGACAAAGAGAGTCCCGGAACTTACCTAACAGTGGGTTTTGGTGGTGTAGGTGGTGTGGGGATAGATGTGGCTAGATATGCTACGTTGTCTAATATTCAAATCATAGGTGTACAAAAAAACCTAGTAATGGGCTCCCGTACAAAAGCAGCCCTCTCGTTCATTAACAACATCGGCCCCTCCTACGGTGTTCATAGTTCAAATATCCACATAGAGGATTCTGCTATTGGTATTTGGTTAAAAGGGGTAGCTTCCGGGGCGGGTGGCAATTCTTTTGGTAATGTCTTTTCTAACATTACGTTCAAGGAGGTGACAACTTGTATTGATATCGACGATGGTTGTAACAAGAATGTTTTCACTAATCTTCGTGGAACAGAGAGCACTATTCTGACTATTACTGATAATGATGGTGATAATGCCTTTGATCTAAACGGTGATGGAACGGTTGCGCTGCGCGGTGTGTCTACTGCTGGTGCATTCACCATGGCGACTAATGGGGATCGTATTACATGGGAACGTCGGGGAAACTTAGTGCATGTCAATCTTTACCTCATCTGGACAGCACAGACAGGAGCAGTGGGACAGTTGCAGGCAACAGGACTACCATTCATGTCCTCCACACGACCTAACAATAACTCCATTGCCTCTTGTTCTGTGGATGGTTTGACAGTGACCGGACAAGTCTACGCCTCCATCCCCCCTGGTGCCGATTATGTAAACTTTCTGGTAGTAGAGAATGGTGTTAGGACAACTCTCCCTGTTTCAGCATCCGGAGACATCCGGGTGAGTCTTTCTTATCTAGTAGGTTAACATGAGTAAAATAATCATTTCAAATGGGGATGTAGTCACTGCTGAGTTTCTAAACAACATCCAGGATGCTTCTTATGTCTACACCAGCAGTGGTGATACGGTAGAACAGGCGCTAGATACCCTGGAAACTGATCTAGTTACAACAAATAACGCTATAGACGCAATAGAAGCCTCTCTAGTGAAACCACCACTGGTTATCCTAGCTTTAGGACAGTCTAATATGAGGGGATTTTTTGCTGCCAATGGTGGTGATGAAACTATTGAGTCTGGTGTGTATATGTGGAATACAGATGCCACAGACAATGCGGCTCTGGTGGCAGGAACAGCTTTCTATCAGGCTGCTTGGGGCACTGCTCCTTTGAACATTCTTAATGGTAGTGCCAATGCCCAACTGCTTTCTTTGCACACTGCTAACAATCTTCACCGTAAGACTGGGAGAGACATCTATGTAGTTCAGATTGCGGCTGGTGGGCATAGTGTGGAGGCTTTCATCACTGGTGCCTCTTTGGCTACAAACGGATGGACACGTCCTGGAGCGGACCAAGACCTCTCCGCCTTTCTCTATCCAGGTGCTGCGGATGCTTTGGCATTGGTGCCCGGCAATCGTGGTAAGTATGATGCAGTCATCTACCACCAAGGGGAGGCCAACTCTGTGGATGGTGTTGAGTTGTATGCTAACAAACTGAGAGTCCTCTTTAATGAACTAACCGCTGCCTTCTTAGATGAACAGACGATTATTGCTGTTGGAGAGCTTGCTCAAAGTGGTGGTAACGTCAACGTAGAGCGACATGGCTATTCCTTGGTACGTTTCTGTGAAGTTGTTCCAGCAGCGAGAATTATTAAGAGTGCTGGTGTTCCTATCACGGCCTCAAACTCCTTGCATTTCTCTGGTGTGGGTATTGTGGAGCTAGGTAGGCGGTTTGCTGACGGACTACTTTCTCAGCGAATCGAGTATTCCCTTCCAGACCCCGTGACACAAACACTACCCTTCACTACTACGGGTCTTGGTGGATTTACATTTATCCCTGCTCAAGCAGAACTAGCAAACCGTGCAGCTATCCCGGTCACTAACGTAGTGCAGACATTTGACACCTCTCCACTGTTAGGAAGTGCTTTTAAAGTACCAGCCTCTACTAGCTCCTTGCTGTACACACGAAACGTGTACAGAGTTAAGGATAACAAACTAATTCGAATTAGTTACACGATTGATGTGGACGATGCTGCTGGATCAGTCGATCACCGAGCAGTTGTGTATCAGTATGACAAGGACATGGCTCCTGTAGCAGCCCTTGTTTCTGTACCCCCTTCCTCGCCCTCTGCTGGTACAGACGGTCGTGTTTTTGTCACACGTACGTACCAACGAAATGGTGCTGCCCTTGGTGCAGACACGACTCTTGCTGCAGGAGTTGAGTTTGTGTCGCTGGGAGTATGGACTGGTTTTGGTGCAGATGATGAGGCCCACTATTTTAACATTATGGAGTTGGATGCTTGATGGAAGATTTTCAAACCCTAATAAATTGGGGGAGTGGTGCTGGTATTGCCGCGATTAGTTGGTTTGCTCGACAACTCTGGGATGCTGTCCAGTCTCTCAAGAAAGACCTCTCTGATCTACGTGAGCACATTGCCCGAGATTACACACCACGTAACGACTTCAAAGAACTTGCTAATGAACTACGTGGGATGTTCCGAGAAATCTCTGACAAGCTAGATAAAAAAGCGGATAAATAATGACTACATCAACCACCACACTTTTTCAGATGACCCGCGATGCCATCATCAACAGTGCTCTGCGAAAGCTGAGTGTGTTGGGTGAGGGTGTTGTTGCCAATGCACAGCAGCTTACTGACGGTGCAGAGGCTCTTAATACTGTCCTAGCGGATTTCCAATCTCTTGGTATGCCTCTATGGAAACGGCAGGAGTTGGGTATTACCCTGGTAGCTGGTCAGAAGGAGTACACTCTTGGGACGGGGCTGGCTATTAATGTGCCATATCCCCTCAAGGTCACACAAGCAAACCTTGCATTGACGGGTAGTGCCACACGACTGAACATGGAAATCATTGCACACTATACGTACAATAATTTACCAGTTACTACTAACGGTACTCCTGTTCAAGTAAGCTACCAGCCTTTCATTGAGTCTGGGGTGTTGTCTGTGTGGCCAACTCCCGACACCTCTCTCCCTGCTGGTAGTCAAGTCATCCTGACCTATACGGCCCCGTTCTACAAGTTCACTTCTGGAACAGAGACTGCTGACATTCCCCAAGAGTGGTACAATGCCCTGGTCTATCAACTAGCTTTGATGCTAGCAGATGAATACAGTCTTCCTCTGGAAGAACGTGGCTGGTTGGAGAAGCAGTCTGACAAACGTCTTGCCACTGCCCTGTCCTCTGCCTCTGAGGAGACTTCGGTCTTCTTCTATCCTGATCGGAGGTAACTGTGGCTTTTAACAAAGCACCATCCATTAGTACACGACAGACTAAGGATGTAAAACTAATCTGGGCTCTAGATAATAGAGAAACTACAAAAACAAAGGATGTCATTGCTCGCAACGGCTTCTTTGATTTGGTTAAGAATCCTGCCACTAAAGATGACATGTACTCGTTCACAAAGCGAGAAGGCGTGTCGCCCTACATGGCTAGTCTCCCTCAAGACAACATCCGTGGGATGTACTACTGGGAAGATGAGGATAAGCTGTACGTAGCATATGATGACAAGATTGCTATCTATGCTGGTTCTACTGGAGTCTTGTCAACTACCCTGACCCCCTTCACATCTACTACAGGGGATGTGGGATTCACTGAATTCTACTTTGATGACACAACCACTAACGTAGTTGTCTCTGATGGGACCGTGCTAGCAAAGATAGATTCTGCTGATGTACTGACGGCCTCTGCTGACGCAGACCTCCCCACGCCACACAATCCCCATACCATGTTCTTGGATGGTTATCTCTTCCTAGTGAAGGAAGGTTCATCTGACATCTATAACAGCACTCTTGATGATCCATTGGCATGGGTACCGGGCGACTTCATCACTGCTGAAATGATTCCAGACACCCTGTTCCGTGTTGCTAGGTTGAGCAACTATCTCATCGCAATGGGCTCTGCCTCCATCGAGTATTTCTTTGATGCTGGTAATGCTTCGGGAAGTCCCTTGCAACGCAACGACACTCCTGTCAAGCATGTGGGATACATTGGTGGATTTGCTACACAAGAGAACAAGATTTTCTTCATTGGACAAGCCTCTTCGACAGCACCCCTGCTGTACATCCTAGAAGACTTCAAGATGGAGTCGGTGGATAGCCCGATGATTCGGCGCTACTTGCAGAAGGACTCTGTGTACACGGCAACCATTATTTCCATGGGAGGCCATAACTTCTATGTACTGACCGTGGATGGGTTCACATTGATGCTGGACTTGGAGACTAAGGTGTGGACTAGGCTGGGCTACCAAGCCACAGACACTCTTCCGTGTCAACATGCCGTGATGATTCCTATTGATGGAAGTGGTCACTGCTCTGTGTTCTCAATGCTTGGATCAGAGAACTTGTTCTTTTTCAAACCAGCCTACTACACGGACAATGGGGTAGCTTTTCCTGTCGTGTGTCAAACACCTAAACAACGGTTCGACACTATGCATGAGAAGTATATGTTCCGTATCCTTCCTGTCACAGACAAGACCACTGGTACTATGTCCATTGACTGGACGGATGATGACTACCAGACGTATGCAACAGCACGTACTGTGGACCTCTCCATTGAGAAACCCATGCTACATCGTCTGGGTAGGTTTGTGGAACGGGCCTTGCGCTTTACTGTTACGTCTACAGCCAGCTTTCGTATGTACCACGCAGAAGTTGATTACAATATTGGACTTAAATAATGGCAGTTATTCTTCCACCCACCCCCATTGGAGTACCTCCGGGACACTCCTTCTGGAATGATTGGTATGAGAAACTACGGACAGTGATTAACAATGGTGCGATTAGTGTTACTTGGGCAAACATTAACTTCTCTGGAAGTACCCTATCCTCCATTGCATCTCGTCCACACTCCTCTCTACAGAGTATCCAAGGGGGTACTAGCGGAGAGCATTACCACTTAACGGCAGCACAACACGCCGCGTTAGCGGCGGGCAACCACAACGACTTGGCTTCTATTCAAGGGGGGGGTGCCACAGAGAGGTATCACTTGACAGCAGCACAGCATGGGAGGGCTACCACAATGCTCTCTCTTGTGGGCGATCCAACAGCTTCAGAAATTGCAGCCTCCGAATGGGCTATTTACAAAAATACAACGACTGGTTTTGTTAAACTTTTCGTGAACGATGCTGGCACACTTAAGTCAGTTCTATTAACATAAGGAGGTCCTATGGCTTGGACAGGTGGTGGTTTTGATTCTTCGGGCTATGGCTCCGGTGGTGGCTACGGCCTTGGCAGTTCCACTGGCGGTAGTGGTCTAAACAGTGGCGGCTACGGTACTGAAGGGGGCTATGGCCTAGGTAATGCTGGCTGGGGTGGTAGTGGTTTTAACTCCAGCGGCTACGGTCAGGGTGGTGGTTTTAACTTGGGAAATAGTTACAACGCAGAGGGTTACTGGACCCCTGCTAGTCAACTCCCGGCAGCACCGGCAGATTATGGTTTGAGCAGCATGTGGGGAGGTTCGACTGCTCCGTCTACCCCCTCCTTTAGCTCGTTCTCCATGGCTCCAGCAGACTACTCGTTCTCTGCACCGGCTGCTCCAACAGGTCCCCCTGCATGGTCTGGCATGACCAACATCACTATGCCAGGATCGTCTGCCACACAGACGGCTTCTAGTGAAACTCCAGGATTTATGGACTCTGATTTCGTTAAGGGTCTACGTAAAGCCGGGCTATTTGCCGCTCGGCAGAACCCCACTGCTAGTAAAGCTCTTGGAGTAGCAAGTGCCGGACAAGCTCTGGGTGAGGGACGTTATGGGGACGCTGCTGCAACGGGCCTTGGTCTAGCCGGTTATGGTCCTATAGGTGAGCTGGGTAAAATAGGTATGGATCACTTTACCAATCCTACTCGCACATACGCCGAGGCGGGTCCAGAAGGCCCCCGAAACGTCACGGTGAACGCTGATGGCCAGCGTGCCCAAACTACTGGGGAACGTCTTGCTGGTTTTGGTCTTCGGACTATCGGTGGACTGGGTGGTTTTGCCCTAGGGGGTCCAGGTGGAGCCATGATTGGTTCTGACGTTATGGGCCGTGTTGCTGCCAATGGCCCCACTGGCCCAACTCCCGGTACTAATGCTGGACAGGGACAGCAAGTAGCCCAAGCACCGCAGCAAACTAAAGAGGGTAGCTGGGTTGGCCCGGTTGTTGGCGGACTGATGGGCCTATATGGCCTCAATCAGATGAAGGGTACTAGCAAAGAACAGCAAGCAGCTATCCAAGCACAGCAGGCACAGATTCAAGCGTTGCAACAGCAGATTCAGGCTCCCCAAACAACAGTGGCTGCTCCTAGAGCACCACATGTACGTCAACCTAACTTTGCTGCCATTCAGAACCAGTTGGCTGGTATGTTTGGTCCGCAGAGTGGTGTTGCTACCGAGATGCGTAATCAGTTGGCTCGGAAGGATGCTGCGGCAGGTCGTCGTAGCCAGTACGGTCCACGCGAAGTCCAATTGATGTCTGAACTCACGCGTCTGCGTGCTCAGGCTGAACCAGCTTACATGAACGCTGAGGTTGGTGCTGCTAACGCTGCTAACCAAGCTGCTATGGGTATTTACCAAGGTCAGATGGGTGGTTATAACAGTCAGCTTCAAGATCGCCAGCAGAACCTTCAGCGACTCCTTGCTGCACAGCAACTCGGCATGACTAACTCGACTAACCAGTTCACTGCTCAACAAGCCGCTGATACTCGGCGTCAACAACAGTTGGCTACCCTGTACGGTATGGGTAAGGACTCTGGTTTCTTCAACTGGGTCGGTGACCAGTTCTAAAGGATATTTATGGCACAACCAGATTATGACGCGCTGTTTGGCGGTGGCGCTATGGGCGCTCACTACGCTCTACAAGACCGCGATCTAGAGCGTGAGAAGATGCAAGGGGCCATCCAACAGCAGAACTTGGCTAACATGTTTGCTGAACAGAACAATCCCTTGCAGCTACAAAACCAGCAGTTGCAGAATGAGGGGCTTGGGTACACCAATCGTCAAAGTGCTCTAACAACCCAGCATAACGAGGCTATAGCCCCGATGAAGTTCAATGCTGAACAAGCTGACTACATCAAGAAGATTAAGCAAGCTGACTTGGATGGTCTTGAGATTGAAGCTCAACGGATGGCTTATAGTCCTGACCCAGCTAAAGCTGCTGAGGGTAAGAACTTGTTGATGCTGCACCGTGACTTCATCAAGATGCGTGAGCAGGCTAAGATTTCTGAAGAAAGTCAAGGCCGTCTGTTTAAGCAACAGAACGATTTGGTGGAACGAAAAGCGGCTGCTGCACAGCACCTTGCTGCACAGAAAGCAGCCTCCCGTAGTGCTGCTGGTGCTAAGGTATCAGCTCTCTCGTCTGACAAGCAGTATGCTGAGTATATGCGACTGGCTATGGAGGCGCAAGCTAACAACGATCCAGAAGGTGCTGCTCACTACTTCAACTGGGCTCAAACCGTTAACCAAGGCATTGCCAATCGTCGTAACGACCCGGCTGCTGGTAAAACAGTCTTGACGCCAGAAGGACTGGCTCCAGCTACTCCTCGTGCAGAGCCCACACTGCCTGCCCCTCGCGGTGGACCTATTCAACTGGGAGCACCTCAAGCTACCATAGCAAAGGTGCCTCCGGGTGCTGCCCAACTACTGAAACAAAACCCAGCCCTTGCTGCTCAATTTGATGCGAAGTATGGAGCTGGTTCTTCCAAAGCTATTCTAGGACGTTAAATGGCAAATCCCTTCGATCAATTTGATGTCTCTGATAGCAACCCTTTCGATCAGTTTGACGAAGAGGATAAGCCAAAAGAAAAGGCTGGAATCTTTGATGCTGCC